GCGTTCATTTGGTTATAGCTATACCTTTTCATGGCTTGAAAATTCCCAAAATTTAAAGGCTTTATCATAGCTATCCCCCTTTCTTACAGCCTTACTATCTCAATCCCATATTCATGGCATACCTTCCGTTCCATCCGGCATCCTCTCGCTTCGAACCAATCCCCCAAGAAAAGCACTCCGTCTGCGGAAGACATTAATTGTATTGACTTCCCTAAAAACCAAGCTGCATTGGCATCCTTGGGGAAATCCTTTACAAAGGAATCTATAATTTCTACATCCTTGCCATACTTAGCTTTTAATTTAAAGATTGCTATGTCTCTCTCCCTCTGGATTTCTTCCGCTTCTTTGCCATTCATAGGCTGGCTTATAAATATTTTCATCTTTCTTCCCCTTCCGTAAAATCAATATTCTTAATAATCGCTTCCAGAACATTTACCACGATGCTATTCCCAGCTTGCTTATATAGCTGCGTGTCACTACAAACCGCCCGCGCCTTGTCAAAGTCGCTATCCGTGAAGCCCATAAGTCGCCAGCACTCTCTAGGGGTTAGCTTCCGCACTCCATGATCCGTAAGTGTCCCAATCTGTGGGGAAGTGGTAATTGTATGCGCCCTTTCTTTATCCACTCTCGCCCTACGCTTATTTTGATTGATATAGGCTATGTCTATTGAATCGCCCTTTTCCGCTATGGCATAGCCCTTCTTTGTAGCTTCCGGCACAATGATTTTTACCTCTTGCCCCCCACCGGTACAAGTTGTTAGAGTTGGACAAAGCGAATCAGTTCCCCATACACGACTCGATCGCTCATGTTGCTTTTCCCACTTCTCCCCAACAAGCCTTCCTACTTGATTGCAAGTCTTTTCTTGAATGAAATTATCTACAAGTCTCAACTTACCTATTTCCGTTGTGATTGTATTCGCTATTTCGCAATCTTCTCTTGCAACAGGCCTAAATCTATAGCCTAGATTCTTGCTCTTGCACTTTTCAGAGTGGTTTTTAAGGTACTCAAATGTTTCTTTTTTTAAAAAATACTTTTCCTCAACTCCTTCTTCCAATAAATCTCTAAATTTCTTTTCAAGCAGCATAGGTTCCGGGAAGCTGTACCCCCCCCTATCCTTTCTTACAGATACCGCAAAAACTCTTTCTCTTCTCTGCGGAATCCCATAGTCGGAAGCTATCAGCGTTTTCCACTCAGTCGTATAGCCAAGGTCGGAAAGCTTGTCTATCCATCTTTGGAAATCCCCTATAAATTTCTTGGATACAAGGTTCTTTACATTCTCCATTATCAAGAACTTAGGCAGCGTGCCTTCTTCCTTTGCCACTTCCAGAAGCCTCTCCACTTCATGGAGCAGACCGCTTCTCGTCTCTCCCTTGACTATACCTTTCATATCCCCAGCCAAGGAAATATCCTGACAGGGAAATCCATAAGTCCATAGATCCGCATAGTCCAGCCGTTCTACCTTGCTTATGTCTCCGTAGTTCCTTGTTTCTCCGTACATAGCTTCGTAAGACTTGATTGCATACTTGTCTATCTCGCTTATCCCCACAATTTCATGCGGGATATTTAAGTTAATCAACGCCTTGCGGAATGCTCCGATTCCAGCGAACAACTCATTTACTTTTAGATTGCAAGTCCTCACTTCGCAAGTCTTCACTTCGCAAGTACATATCGTGTCGTTCTTGCTCCCTCCATGCGAAACAAGTAATATCTCTTGCAGTACGAATCCTCTTTTTTTACCGACTCCGTTGCTATTCCACCCAAAGCACAATGCTTTTCCACCTGGTTTTAAAATTCTCTGTATCTCGTCAAGATGCCTTGCTCTCCATGTTGCCTGTGTTGTTTCCTGTGTTACCTCTCGTCCAACTCCTTTATAACACTCTACAACTTGCCGAAGAGAATACGGAGGGTCATACAAGACACAATCTGCGCTTTCTGACTCTATGATTTTCAAAAATTCAAGCGCATCCATGTGATAATCTGTGTCGTACTCTTTGTTTAAATCATTTGTTATTGTTCCGTATTTTGCCTCCCTTGCAAAAGGGTCAACTATAACTTCACATCCACTTATATTCCTTTCAACAAATTCCTTTATAGGCTTGATCGTGAAGGTCTTTGCGTTTGCCACACACCATTTTCTATCTACTATCATATTTCAAAAGGGGAACCATGGTATTATGCCGGCAACCCGCCCCCTTTCTTTTATTCTGTTATTGAATTAGCTTATCCTCTGTTTCTTTAAGCCGTTTTTTCATCCATTCTTCCGCTTCCTTTGGCGTTAGTCGCACATTTCCTTCTTCTGTCCGCAATATATAATCCCCTGTCCAATCACGGCGAATTGCTTCAACAAACTGCCCAGCTCTTTCCTTGCTTTTCCCTTCTTTCTTTTCTTCAAGCTCCAGATACTTCTCTAAGCACCACTTCGCTTTCTTTATATCCGCCACACCGCCTTTTCTTTTCTGCCGATGCAGATATTTAAAGGCATTGCAGATATAAAAGGCTTTTGTTGCTTCCTCGCCTTGCGTTTCAAGCATGGCGGTATACTCATCCTCTAAAGGCACATCCTGTAGGTCTTTTTCTGTCAGCTCAACCATTTAATCCTCCAATAATTCATTAATCGCTTCCGTGTTATCCGGAATATTCACTGTCGGCGTTTTATATTGTTTCTAATCGCCTGTACTTCCTTTCTCTCCCATTTTCAGATTTCACTGTAATTTCTGTTGGAAATCCGTCTTTCATCCATGCCTTTCTGGTAAATTTGCAATCAACTACTTCTAATGTTTTTGCATGGTTTACCTCGCACGCTGCCGCTTCTTCTTTGTCCCTATATTCCGCCCCGCAAATCTCGCATTGATATAGCTTTATCTCTTTCATTGTTCGCCCCTCTTTCATCAAATCATTTTGTATAGCTTCGCTAATCTTCTTTCCTCGCTTATAATTTCAATCAGCTTGCTAAGCTCTACCCTACGCTTTTCAAGCTTCTTGTACTCCTCGCTGTCTGATTCATGGATGTTTCTGCGGTCTAAAAGCTCGCCCATATAGTCATCCAAACATTCCACAAGGCATCTTCTGCGGAAGTCGTTGCCGGAAGTGTCAGTTCTCTGCTTTAAGTAGTCCTTAAACTCCTTAAAATTCCTCATGAGTTTGTACCTCCTTTGTGGTAGTCAACCGATAGTTGATAACCAACTGTCAGCTATCAGTTGACAGTTCCCTTTAGTTAAACGGCAGCCCTTCGTCCTCTACCCCATCCGGAATACTCATAAATCCTTCGGAATCCGTTGTCGCTCCCGCATAGTTTCCAGAGTTTCCAGAACCCGCCGGCTTAGAATCACAGAAATCCTGTCCGTTTACGATAACGTCCGTAGTATATACGGTCTGCCCGTCCTTGTTCTGATAGCTGCCTGTCTGAATGCTTCCCTCTACAGCAAATTTCCGTCCTTGGCTCATGTACTTTTCGGCAAACTCCGCATTATTGCCGAAGGATATGCAGCGGATAAAGTCAGCCGTTGGCTCGCCCCCTCGCTTGTATCGCCTGTCCACCGCCAGCGTATACTTAGCAATCGCCATAGGCTTTTCCCCTTGTGAGTATCTAATTTCTGGATCCCGCACAAGTCGTCCAATTAAAACTACATGATTCATTTTCTACCCCCTTGAAAAGCTTCTGCATCCGATAACCTTCCCGCTGTCGTCCTTGACAGTATCGCCAACCATTAAAAAACACGATGTGTCAATAAATGTGTCTTTTAATGTCTCCCATGCGATTTTCGAAACAATGAAATAGCAATCTTCTTTGGCATTTTCAAAAAGCAAATGCTTGATTTCTTCTATCATTCTTGCCTGGAGAAATCTATAATTGCAGATAATAAAGCCGTCCTTTTCCTCCCTCGATAGTTCCACCCTGTCCGCTCTCAAATTTCCGCTTGATGGAAATGTTTCCTTTGTGCCGTCCGCCTTGATATATACAATCTCATGCGGCGTTAAATTTATAATCTTCATGCTTCAATCCTCCTAGTATTCCTCGTCTTCATTGCCCGGGCATTCCTCTCTTAAATCCATGTCGTAGATACTCATTTGCGGCTTTCCTGTCATGTGCCGCAGATAATATGTATTTGTCTCCTCATCAAGCGCCAGCTCCATATCTTTGCAAATATTTCCGCCCTTCATTTCGTCCTTCAGTTGCAAGGTTGAGCATACCTTGTGCTTTAACATCGGCTGGTAGGTTGCGCCGCCATTGCTAAATGTCTGCAATAGCTTAATCTCAATAGTCGCCGTTATTTTCCCGTCCTCGCTGTCTTTGTCAATCATGTTTTTAATCAGCTCCCGGACAATCAGATTCATGTCTCCGCGGAATGGGTCAAAAATATCATTTTCGACCTTCAGTTCATTGCTACTTACAAATGCATTTTTCATATGTTTTCCCCTTTTCTCACAAATAATTTTTCCCAAACACCCGCATAAACTCCGCCCGGCTATGGGATTTTTCAAATTCCTTTTGCGCCATTTCCTCCAGTTCCCTGTCGTACTTGCCCTTGTCATGCAAATTGCTATGGCATTCCCGGCAAAGCCAGACAGTCAAGCCGTACTTATCCGCCATCTTCCGGCGGTGTCCGTGCAAGCAGTGATGCAGGTCTGTGTGTCCGTACCTCTGGCATATAAAGCACCTTCCTTTCTCCGTCCCGCTAATCATGGAGCAATGCTCCTTCCTGTTTCGCTTCCAGCAATTTCTTGTCGTTGTCCATTTTCTGGATAAGCTGTTTAATCGCTTCCGGCATTCTCAAATTCTCCCTTTCCCGCTTGGTTACTGTCTCGTAAGCCTTGATAAAGTGCGACTGTTCCACGGTCTCGACCTTCTCCGTATCAAGCTGTCCTATCTCTCTAAGGCTTGCGGCACTCCCTATCGCCCTTTGGCAAGCTGGAGGCAATTTCTCAAATTCCGCTTCAGCGTTGTAATAGCTGTTGCGGATTGCCTTTCTTACAAGCGCCCATGCCTCCGTGCCGGTAAGTTCGTTTTGCACCGGATGTTTAATCTTCACAATGCAATCCACCACTTGCCCCGGGGAAGGCGGGAATCCTTGGCGGTCATTCGCTAGGAATAACTGCAAACCCCTTGAAGCCAAACGGAAATCATACTCACTAAGCACTAGCGACCATGCCAGGAGCATTCCCCTTATGTCCTCTGAGCCAAATTGTTTAAAGTGGCTAGGATATGCACTCCGTATCGCCAGTACGATCCTTCCAACCTCTTCTTCCGTCATTCTTTATCCTCCTTCTGCCTCGCCGAACCACTCGCCCATGATTGAGGCTTCCCCCCTGGCAACCTTTGCCAGATAATCATCCTCGCCAAACATACTGCCCGCCTTCCCCGCCTTATGCTTGTTCTCATAATTCCCTTCCAGCACCTTCGTAAGGTTTGCGGGTTTCATCAGCCAATCAAATCCAGCTTGCCAGCCGGTGGCGTTGGTGCCTTTCAAGAAGTCCGATTGCTCCGTAAGGGCAAAGGCTCGCTTTATCTCCTCTAAGCCGAAATCACTAAGCCTTGCCTTTATTGCTTTTTTCCGGGAATCACTAAGCTTCAGCACCTTAGGAAGGCTTGGACAGGATGCATGGAAAGCATCCAATACGGCTTGATAGTCTGTCCGGGTGGTTTTCGGT